AACTATCTCACACCGCTGAACTACAACAAGACCTGGGTTGCCGCTGACACGGCCAACACTCTTGATCTTGTGGGCCAGAGCACATCGAAGATGATGACGGCTATGAAGACCACGCCTGTAGAGCCAGCCGCTGCCAACACAGCGTCCTCACCCATCACAGGTAAGAAGATAACAACTCTTCAAACCGCGAACGGTGACGGCAACTTCTTCTTGGTCAGCTCACCCACGGCAGCAGGAAACCCGCTTCCATTCTACAATGCAGGCGCATTGTACGTACGTTCAGCCCCAGATGGCGGCGTCTATACCTTCGACAACTTCTTCTCCGGCGGTGCGGCGGCTACTGCGTCGTCAAACTACGGCCAGACTTCTACTGACAACATTCTTTGGGCAACTAACCAAGAAGCAGCATTCGCGCTCACGTACGTACAAGGTGTTCCAGGCGGTGCAGGCTCAGTTGTAAACTCAATAGCGGACTACCGCGCCACTACAGCAACCTACAACACGGCCTTCACTTGGGGCTTGGGCGCAATCAGCAAGATCGCTGGCGTCAAAACAGCAGAAGAACGCTTCATTATCGGCACGACCACTGGCTTCAACTATATGTCCAACGACAATACGCCAGAAACACAGTCTGAGTTCCAATCAAACACCATGTCACCGCCCACAGGCGTAACTGGCTACATGATTGGTGCGGCAGCGATTGAAGGTTCTACAGCAAACGAAGGCAACATCTTCATTGCCTACTCCGGCAATAAGGCTGCGTACGCAGGGTACACAGCGGCTGCGCCATTCCCCGTCACGGGCTATAGCGTATTCGACTTCCCGTCAGGGGTGGTCTTCACAGACGTAGTAGACATCCGCGCGGAAGGCTCCAACTTCGTTATAGTTGTGGCTGGCGGCACGAAGTACAGCACAGCCGACCTTGGCATATCGTGGGTGTCATCTAAGAATTATGCGGCTATGCCAATCGGCATCACAGTAGCATCCGTCGCGGGCCAAAACAAATTCGTCAACGACGATCTATCTACGAACGTAACTGAGCTCGAATTCGTACGCGGTCGTACGTATCGCCTTCACCAACAGGCGGCAGAGAACAACGGCCACCCTTTACAGTTCTCTGAAGTCTCCGGCGGTCCACACTCGAACGGCACGCCTTACTCAACAGGCATGAAGTTTATGTTGGGCGACCCAACTGCGACAGCACCTTTCACAGTCGAGACGACGGTCAACGCAGACTGGGTGTCTGGTCACGTCACGCATAACGGCAAGACACGGATCATTGAGTGGACTGTCCCAACCTCTGCGCCTGACGTGCTTTACACGTACTGCCCGAACCACACCAAAATGGGTTACGCAGTCTCAATCGTGGACGAAGATACGACAGCACCGCATGACGACGCCACGGCTCTTGCTACGGTAAGCATCTACAACGCCGTCAACGGCGATGCGGATCGTCGCTACGACCTCACCTTTAACGGCGAGGCTTACATGCGCGAGAAACGCTTCTACGCTCTGCCCTTACTCGACAAATACGAGAAGGCCGAGATCACCGCTGGTGAAATCTTGGAGCGCACAGCGATCATGGCGAGTGTCGGCGAACAAGTAATTGTCACAACGGACGAAGACAGCGTTGTGGTCCGAGTTCACGGCATCGAGGAGTAAGCCCACATGGCACGTATTCGCAGAAAACTAAAGATCACGGGTGACGAGTACAACTTTGGCGGGGGGGCTTCTAGCTCCTCTGCTGCTGCTGCTGCTGGTGGGTTCGTGAAAATTGCAAAAGGTAACATGGATCGAAACCACGCCGATTTTGACGGCTTCCTTTCTAATGGAGACACGGTTACGATTACGCAAGACATCGGTGACGCAATCCCAACCAAAGATCAGTACATCTACTTCGACAACGCTTTCGAAACTCAAACTGGTTCATTTAGCTATGAGTTTTTAAACGGAGCTACAGCATTGCCCGCTGGCATCAGTTTCTCACAAAATAACGATACCGCAGATACGGATATAGGTCAGGCTAGGTTCACCGGAACGCCAAGTGTAGTAGGCAAGACGAGCTTTAAAATCAAAGCCACTTACCCCTTTGGCTCAGACGCCGAGCAAGTGGAACTCACATACGTATTGAACTTCTTTCCCGCTGATTACACACCAGTTTGGTCGGGCCAACTCGCTAATCAGGTACTTTGGAAGTCTAGTGACCCGCAAACGATCTATGTAGGTCCGACCACATCTGCGCCAGGGGTGAGCTACACTCTTTCAAACATCAGCGGCTTCCCAGCGGGCATCACGCCGCTTATCAACGCGGCAACGGGCGATGTCTACATCGGCTCAACGGGACTGTCTATGATCTCCGCTTCGGCTCACGCATTCACAGTGACAGCAGACCTTGGCGAATACGGAACAATCGCAAAGAATGTAACTGGTAATATCGAATACGGTGGTTTTTTCGGGGCTGCTTACTTCGGCCCTGGCAACTCAAAGACCAATCCCAGCTCATCCGCTGTTGTGGTCGGCAACCTCGCGAGCCACTTGACAGCAACTCAATACAATACACTCTGGAACTCATCCATCAGGTCAGGCGCTCTGCGCCGCAGATGGGCCGATGCAGCGAGCACTAGCCCTTACAAAATGGACGGTGACTATGGCCTCACGTACAATGAGAATTGGGACGCTTCTCTTAATCAGGGAACCACAGGACACCTTGGCCCAAAAAGCAGCAGCAACACCAACGTAGCATCAAACGGTTGGCACATTAAGTTTTTCTGGACGGTCCCATCTGGGGTTACTAGCTTCTGCGTTGTAGCCACTGGCGCTGGTGCCCACGGTGCTTACACTTGGGCCAACAATGGTGGTGGTGGCGGCGGGACAGCTTGGGTCAATGATGTGACCTGCACACCTGGCGAAATCTTCGAAGTTGCAGTTGGCGTGGGCCAGCAATCCAAAAGCACAAATGTCACAAATTGGTCTGGCTCCACTTGGCTGCGGCGTGTCACAGCAGTCGATTACGGCGCGAACGAGTGGATCGTAATCGGCTACGGCGGTGGTCACCAAAACAGTCACGTTTCTCCGCTGTCTGGTAGAAGCAACCCTGACACGACAAATCTTCAGCTTTCAACTAGTACCTACCAATATAACGCTAGCAAGGACGGCGGCATCGCCGCCGCGTCCTTGAATTACGGAACGAGGGGCACGAACAGCGGCGGAAACGCCGTAGCTTATCCTGGAGCTGGCGCAGGAGGATATGCTGGGGAAGGCGCTGACAGCAACAACAGCAGCTACAATGCCCCCGCCGGAGGCGGCGGCGGCGGTTCGGGCGCATACCACTCTTCCACATACGGAAACTCTGCGGGCGGCGGCGTTGGCCTTGATGGCCAAGGCGGCGGTGGTCACGATGGCGATGGATCAGGCTGGGGAGGCAATTTGAACACCTCCAGTACCAATCGCGAAGTTGATGGTTCTGCAAGTTACAGCTACGCCGGAGGCGGCGGCTCTGGTGGCTCGCGCGGGTGCTGGGGACAAAACCCACACAATTCTCATACTGGCATCCAAAACCGATACATCAACGGTGGGATGCACGGCGGCGGCGGCGGTGGTGCGGGAACGTCCTACGGCGGCGGTGCTGGTGGCATGGGCGGCATCCGCATAATTTGGGGTTTTGGCGGCGAAGACTTCGATCAGGCCCGCGCTTTTCCGTCCACCTACACGACGCAAGACCCGCTTATAGCTGACAGCAAAAACCCCGAAGGCACACTGTAAGGAGATTTTATATGGCATATGAAGATAGAGAAAAGCTAGTCTCCTTTGCTCGCGAGGCTAGAGATCATAAGCTAAAGTTAAGTGACATTGACATGCTGCGCTCAATCGAGGGCGCAGCAAGTTTCTCCGCGTTTGCGACAGCTCGCGCTGCGTGGGTTACTTATCGTGAAGCCCTGCGCGACTACCCCGCGCAATTCCCTGAGACGATTGAAAACGACTTATCCAACGCTCCAGAAATACCACTCTCACCATTGGAAACAGTTCAAGAGGACTAAAATGAAGCTCATTCCTTACACTGACGAGTTCGGCCTTACGCATGTATTCGATGCAAAACGGGTTATGTTTACGATGTCCCAGCCTAAAGGAGACGTAGACGAGGACGGCAATTTCGCAAAGATTTTAACCAAGGTAGCCCTCAATGAAAACATGGGCTTCATCATCGCTGACGAGGAGCCCGCCTCGATCTTAGCACGCATCAAAGAGGCGAATGGCGATGGCTAAGAAACCGATCAGTAAGAAGGACATGCCGTGCAACAAGCCACGGCGTACGCCTTCTCACAAGACCAAATCGCACGTCGTAAAGGCGTGCGTTAAAGGTCAGGAGAAAGTTATCCGCTTCGGTCAGCAGGGTGTCAAAGGCGCGGGTAAAAAGCCTACTACCGCTGCCGAAAAGGCACGCAAGAAATCGTTTAAAGCTCGCCACGCAGACAATATCAAAATCGGAAAGCTCTCCGCTGCGTACTGGGCAGATAAGGTGAAATGGTAATGGGCCTATACGCGAACATGAACGCTCGAAAAAAGTCTAAGACCTCTCGCTCCAAAGCGAAGTCTACTGTCACCCCGAAGGCTTATTCAGCGATGAAGAATAACTTTGGAAAACCTAAGCCAAAGAAAAGGAAAGCCTAATGGCCAAGAACCCACTCGTTAAAAAATCTTGTCAGCCAGTCACCGCTGGTAAACCCATAATGAAGGGCGGCAAGAAAAAATAAGAGAGCCTCAACATGACGATTAAAAGCAACATCAAAGACCTCATATCCCTCTCCGAAAGCCCAGGTTGGGAAGTCCTCCACAAGACAATGGAGGCTGAAATACTACAGCTCGCTTTGAACATGGCACGCAGCTCAGAGATGACGCAGCAACACATGGATTTCCAGCGGGGTGCAATCTTTGCAGCAGAGCAAATGCTCAGTATGCCCACTAAGCTCATCAACAAACTTGAGGGTGATCTTTCACTAGAAGACGCGACGAGCCGCCAAGGCCGCTCAGAAAGGACTAACGATGGCTACTAACCCAGGAATGGACGCGGAGCAGATTGCCCGCATTTCAGCAAACCAGATGGGGGCTCCGGCTCCACAGGCCGCAGCTCCACAGGCTCCGCCCCCACCAAAAGATGCACCACCTACCGATATGGAGAAGGCAGTAGAGGCCGCATCTCCTGACACGGAAGGCGACAAGCAGCAACAGGACGCTGTGATGTACAACGTCTCGATTGGTGGCCAAGACCGCAATCTCTCACCCCAGCAAATCGGTTCTACATTCGAGCGCTACCGTGATCTCAATCACAAGAACGCCACGAATAAGCCGATGTACGACCTATCAGATCGGTTGATGCGTGACACGGGTGCTTCTCCAGAGCAGGCTGCGAAGCTCATGGACGCGGCCCTTCGGGCCATGACAAAGAATGCCAAGTTGGGTAAGGAACGTCCGAAGCAGGACGGCGTTGCAGCCCCAGAACAACCACAGACGATGCCTCAAGGTGGTAATGCGCTGAACGAAGAGTGGTCAAAGTACGAAGAAGAGAACGCCATTAGCCTGCCACCAGGATACCGTGAGCAATATGAGCGCATGGGTCGTATGGAAGAGAACATGGGCAAGCAACTTCAAATGATGCAGGGTGTTCTACAGAACGCTCAACAAGCTGGCCAAGGTGCAAACCAATCACGCGAAGATGCAATGAGTGGGCGCGATGAGGCTGTTATGCAATCCATTCGTAACAACCTTGACCGCGCTCAACAGGAAGCTGGTCTTCCAGATGACGCAGTTGGGGATTTCCAGTCGTACGCAATGGAGCGTGGGTACACCGCAGAAGACTTTGCTGACGCCTCTTTGACTAAGAAGGTCATCGGAGACTTCAAGAACCAGATGAATACCCCTGAGTTCGAGCGGCTGCGTGAAATGTCCAAGCGTCGAGAAGCGTACCTTACCTCCCAATCGGGTGGTCCAACTAGCCAGATGAACTCCTCTGGCCCCGACGATACCTTAGCGCGACTTGCACAATCTGCTAACTCGAAGCGGATGGGTTAAAGAAAGGGCGGCCTTCGGGTCGCCTTTTTTTGTTTAAGGGACGACTTGCCCCTAGATAACAATCAATAGTGCCTTAACGTCGATAGCGCTACGGCCCTAAAACGTCGGTGTTACAAAAAGGTTACTTCGTAAGTCCGCGTGATTGTTCCGCATATTCTTTCTGAGTGCCACTGATGACTGAAACCTTTTTCCAAAGGAGATAACCACATGGCTGGTATCCAAGGATTACGTGGTTCGGGTCAGTTTGAAGCTGACTTTCGCCCGAAAAACTATCGCGAGCTTTTCACATTGCTCGAACCAAATGGCAACGCGCCACTGAACGCCTTGTTGGCAATGACTTCTTCTGAAGCCACTGACGACCCTGAGTTCAAAAACTTCCGTGACGAGCTTCCTGCTCGTACATTGACCGTAAACGGTGCTGTATCAAACTCTGCTACAACTATCACTGTAGACGCTGGAAATGACGTGTTGTTTGCAGTTGGTGGAACTATCGTTGTCAACGCTGCGACAAACGAAGTTATGCGTTGTACTGCTGATGCGACCGCAACAACATTGACTGTTGAGCGTGGCATTGGTGGCGGTGCCGCAGCAATCGGTGACGGCGCTGAGTTGTTCATCGCGGGTTCTGCTTTCTCTGAAGGTGCATCAACACCTACCGGAGTATCATTCGACGCAAGCGTTGCTTCGAACTTTACGCAGATTTTCCGTACCGCCTTCACAATCACCAACACTCTACGCGCGACTAACTTGCGTACTGGTGACAAAGAAGACGAGATGACGACAAAAGCTCTGAAGATGCACATGCAAGACATCGAGCGTGCTATGTTCTTCGGTAAGAAGCACGAAGCAAACGCTGCATCATCTCAGCCAACTCGCTACACAGGCGGCCTGATCAACTCGATCACTAACGTCAACGACCGTTCAACATCTTCTAACGTAATGACAGAAGACCAGTTTGACCGTTCCTTGATCGAAGACGTGTTCGCGTTTGGTGGAAACCAAAAGATCATGTTCTGTGGTGCTAAAGTTGCTGGTCACTTGCAGAAGTTCGGCAAAGACCGTTGGGCTCCAACAGTTGTTGAAGGTGCGTACGGCGTTGGCCTTACTCGCTACTCAACATTTGCTGGTGATCTTATGGTTCACTTGCACCCACAGTTCCGCCAAGTACCTGGCATGGAAAATGCGGCAGTCATCATCGACTTCCCGCATCTGAAGTACCGTTACATGGAAGGACGTGATACGTCCTTGCTTCGCGACCGTCAGGCCAATGGCGCTGACCAAGCGGCACACGAGTACCTCACAGAGTGTGGTCTCGAAATGTTGCAAGACAAAACGCACCACTACATCAAAAACTGGACAGCTACGTCTGCATAAGACAGCCGAAAGTTTTGGAAAGGGCCGCATTCGTGCGGCCCTTTTGCGTTGAGGGACGACTGCTGGTGCAGAAACAGAGATAAATATCAGAGAATTTATGGAGAATTTCAATGGCGCGTAAGCGAGCTCATAAAGAAGACGGCAGTTTCAAGGCGGATGACCCATCAACACCTGAGAACGAGGCTTGGATTGAAGAGGACGCATCTGAAAAGGTAGCCGACCCTACCGTAAAGGCTAAACAAAATCGAGCGCCGAAGAATGAAAGCCCAAGCGCTTTTGTTTTCTTTGTTTCAGCTAACGAAGAGAACGCAGCTTTCGATATACGGATCGGAGAAACGCGGGTTCGCGGTAACTGGGACAAAGACCGCTCTCACGTTCACTGGCGCGTCCCGCGTGAATTAGCTAACTTAGCTAAGTTGCATCACCATGTCTGGTCGGGCCGCGTAATAAGTTGCGAGGACGATACCTAATGGCAGAGAAGAGCGTACAGAAGCCCTTTGCGGCTGCTAAAGAGAAGTTCACACCACTCGAAAGTTTAGTACGTTCTGCACTCGTCAGGGCGGGCAACTTCTCGCCATCGCGCGTTGATGGCGAAGTTATGATGATGATGATCGAGCTCGCCAATCGGGTTGTCGAGGACGTTCGCCAGCACCCTTACTGGGTCGGTGGTGATATAGACTACTACACAGATACCCAAGAACGCAGACCTATACCTGACATGATAATGATCGACGGCTTGTCGGCGCATTACTTCATCCAACAGGGCTCTGAAAAAGCTATGGTACACTTGCAGCTTTACCAAGCGAACATGACCAACATTTTACACCAGAGGTCGCATGGGAACAAACCGTACACAGTTAAAGTAAGGGATGGTGGCTCCAATCCTTCGTACGAACCGAAGGTGGTTAGTGGATGACGAGATTATCCTACTCTCCCTTAGCGGTTAAAAGTGACTTCACTTCCTATTACGGGTTTCGTGGGATTGATCGCTCACGCGACATCACAGCGCTTGAGACGGAGAAGGATCAGAACTTTTGGAAGCTGGAAAACTGCTTCGTTGACTATCGTGGTCAGTTAATTCGAGACCCTGCCTTCTATCTTCACAAAGGCTCAAACCGCTTTCCGGTAAAGGCTCTCAGATTTTACAACAGAGATGGAGTTGTCTTCGCGGAAGAAGACGCAGCTAATACGCACTTGGCTTCTGACAGGGGCCACAGACTAGATGGCGCTTTACCAAAAGACGCTACTTTGTCTATGACCAATTTTAAAGGAAAGGTTCACATTTTCAGCAAAGACAGTCGTATGTATCGGTACGACGGTTTTGAGTTCTCCACATCCACGTCATCTATCAAGCCACAGTTTGGTGTGCCGATCCAGCGGCGACTAGCTGTTGCTGGGTTTAAAGACAGGCCGACTGTTGTAGAGTTTTCTCGCGTAGATAACCCAGACATCTTTTTAGACGAAGAAGCCCCGACTGAAGAGGTCACGAGGGCTGCCTTCATCGACATCTCAAACCTAATCGGTACTGCTGACCAAATTGTAGGCATGGGTACATTCGAGGCCAACCGCCTTGCTGTGTTCACCAAGGACCAGACATTAGTTTACATCATCGACCCAGACTTTGAGCAGTGGCAGCTCGACAGTCGTGCGAACCTTCGTATCGGGTGCGTATCGCACAACACGATTGCGAACTCTGGCTCTGACTTGCTGTTCTGCTCACGCCGAGGCATCCACTCGATTATGCGATCTTCGAATGGTATCACGATCTCTGAGGCATCCTTATCAGACGAGGTTGAGCCTCTTTATCAAGAGCTCGTACGAACAACGCCTAACCCAGAGACCATCTCTGCGATATTTGATCCAGACACGCTTACGTACCATGTGTTCTTTCCCCGACCAGGCGGCACAAACACTGTACGCTTGAGCATGAACTTCCGAGCAGGATATGAGAATGTAAACTTCCAACTTGGGGACACGCTACTCCCTCGCTGCGGGTCTTTTCTGGGTGGTCGTTTGATGTTCGGTACTTCGGACGGAGTTTACGAGGCGACCAAACGTACGTTCATACAGGACACAGGAAGGTCTAATCTAAGACGGTCTCCTATGATTGCGGAAACGCCTGTACTTTGGCTGAACGACTTCCTTGGCACGAAGAGGTCTCACACCTTCATTGTGCAGGCCACTGGTACAGGCCGTTTCTACATCGACTTCACAGACGAGGTTGGCGGAGACATGGCGTCGATAGAAGTCAACCTCGACAGGATCGAGGGCGACGAGACTTGGGGAGATGCACCTCTGCACCATGATTACTCCTTCCCATTTAACCACATTTTCCGAGGCGTTCGAATGAGATTTCGCACCGATGAAAAAGACACGAAGAGCGAAGTGACGGTGATTAGCTTTGCATTCTTGAACCATAAGGACAAATAAGAATGGCTCGTTTAAAAGTATTATACCCTGGCAACCACACCAGCTCATCTAACATCGGTGCAGACATTGAGAACATTGTCCGTTACCTAAACTCTGCGGAGGTTGGTGACTTTACGATCTCTGAGCTTTTGAGCGTAATGTTTGACAGCAACGGGACATTAGTTGCACCGATTGATCTGCGTAATGATGCAGTAAACGGACTTCAGTACCGTGCAGGCGTCTATACAGAGCTAGAAGAAGGCTGGAAGACTATCGCTACCACTGCTGAGTTGCGTGGCACATCTGGATCAGACGTTGCCACAATCGGCGCACCTCTTTTCTCTGCCCGCGAAGACCTAGTGATAAACAGCGCTGACGCAAACGGAACTATAGCATACCCTACTGGCTCGACGATCTTCAGCTTTCTACACGAAGAAGCCGACGCCATTGTCGTGTACCTTAATGGTGGCTTGCAAGCGACTTCCAGTTACTCATCTAGCTCTACGGGCAACACAGTAACACTAACGACGGCCACGGATGCTGATGATCTCGTAACAATCTATAAAGTGCAGTCATCAAACGACAGTGGCTTTGTGCGTGAGGACGTAACTTCTGGTGCATCTCAAGCGGTGTTCCCGTTTGTCCACACATCAGACCAAAAGGTTCTCGTGTCACGAAATGGTGTTCTACAGCGTGAGGGCGGCACGAACGACTACACCACCCAGCCTGCGAACTCGACGATAACTTTTACATCTGCGATGATCGAAGGTGATTTGATTACGCTTATGATTGTTGAGGATACCTCTCAGGTTCGCGTTTCGGGTTTGATGACTGAAGACAAGTTCACTGATGCAAACGGGTTTGTCCCTTACTCTAAGTTGTCTATTTCTGATCAACAAATCCCGCAGTCTAAAGTCTCTGGCATTACGAACCTTTTGACGAACCGTGGTCGCGTTTATGTGTCTGCGTCCGAACCCGTAACAGCAAACGCTGGTGACTTCTGGGTGGATACTGCGTCCTCTCCTAACGTGCTGAAATTCTATAACGGCACAGGTTGGTTGCTAACGTCTCCCGACACAGGCATCCCAGCGTTTACAACCTCGAACGCACTACAGTTCTTGCGGGTAAACTCGACTGGTGGTGGTCTTGAGTTTTCTAGCATCGACTTTACTGCTGTTGTGCCGAAGACCTTCATCGGCGCTGCTGATGGCGTTGCGGGACTTGACGCTACGGGTCGCCTTCCTATCGCGCAGTTGCCTGATACTTTTGCTACTCGCAGCTTTTTTTACCAGAGTACGGGCTCGATCACCAACGGTTCTTACGTCGTGACGAGAGCCTTTAAACAGAACGTGCGCGTTGACGCAGTAGCCGCCAAGACCACTTCAGGTACAGCCAACATCCAGCTAAAAATTAACGGTATAAATGCTGGCGATGTCATTCCAGTGACCAGTACGCTGACTGAGCAAAACTTGTCAGCCTCCATCGCGATTGATGCCACCACCACTTCACGCGAGGTGGGCTTTGAGGTCACATCGGCTACTGGCGTAACTGACATCGAAGTAACTTTGGCAGCCGTCATAACCAATGTCTGATCTTAATCTTTGGAGATACACACCATCATGGATAACGACCTAATTCACATCAACGAAGAAGAGAGCAAGATACTTGGTTCTGATCTAAAGGTTCCAACTCCGAAAGGAATACCCACGATCAAGGGCGAGGAAGGTTACTTCAAGGCTTACGATCACCGCCAACTAATGACGCACCTCCCAAATAAGATGGGGCCAAGTGCGGCAGCGGCTGGTCCTATGGGCACTTCGGGTATGCACTACGTTGGAAGCGACGGCGAGCTGACGACCGGAATGCGCGGAGAAAAGACGCCAGCTCACATCTCCAAAAACCAAGATACGCAGGAGAGCTTTGTTGCATCAGAGATGGCTCGCAACTCTATGGAGCAACTACGAGCTTCTCTGCCTCGAAATGTTCAAGACAACTTGAAGGGCGACATGCTCTTGGAGTTGGCTGACGACGGCAAGTACAGCTTATTGGTGGGTGATAAGGACACTGGCTACGTAGAGCTTTCGTACGGGCCAGATGATTACCAAGACGCTCTCTCAGATATGAAGCGTGCGTACAACTATGCGGCTCATACTGGGGATGCGAACATGGACGCTGGCTTCTTGGGTCGAGCTTCATCCGCGTACAAGTACAACGGATATACAGAGGCTCTTCTTCGAAAGACCGGAGAGGGTCGTCTTTCTGAAGTGCAGTCAAACCCGTTCGCGACTGAGGAGGATGCTTTGGCCGCAGTGGCTGAGATCGACGCCATGAATGATGAGGTCAGTCGCCAAAGAGGAAACAAGAGTACGACGCAACTTTCGTTCTCAAGGCGGGCTCTGAGCAGGGAGGCTCAAATGCGAGCCGCTAAGATGATGCAGTAAGGACGACAACAACATTGTCCTATCCATATAGTTTAAAAAAATGAAGGAGCCTGTGATGGCATTTAGTACAGAAATCTTCGGCCCGAACACCGGAACGTCTATTGCGGATCGTCGTGACGCTGGATCAATGGAGCAAACAGCAGAGATGGGACGAGGGGGCGACAGCATGATGGTTCGCTCATCCCCGTTCACTATCAAGCTGCTCCAAGACATTGGCGGCGCTGGCTCGTTCAACCCTGAGACGGGTATGCTTGAGTTCTATGACGTAGATGAGGCCGTTAAGAAAGCCTATGGCCAGTAATGATCCAGTACAGCGCCATTACTAAAGACGACGGGCCTGCTCTCTGCGAGCTGGGAGCGTTGATGCACGAAGAAAGCTCGTACTCTGAGTTAGAGTTCAAACCCTCTAGGGTGATCGAGACCTTCAATGTCTATTTAGATAATGACACTAGAGCCTGCTTTATCGCCCGCGAAGATGGGAAACCTGTAGGCTTGTACGCTGGCTATATGAGCAAATACTACTTTAGCGACGAGTACGTGGCGAATGACATCGCGTGGTTCGTCGTTAAAGAAAAACGCGGCACTCGCGTAGGTCTTAGACTTCTCGATATGTTCGAGGATTGGGCTACAGAGAAAGGCGCGTCTGAAGTCAGGATTGGCTACAGCACCGACATAAACCCGAAGGCGTTTAATAGCCTTATGCAGAAGCGAGGCTATAATCTAGTCGGCGCAAACTACCGCTTGGAGAGATAGCAATGGCAACTTTTAACAGCTACATTTTTGGCTCTTTTAGAGACAGACGCTTATTCAAGGACGACGGTGGTGATGGTGGTGGTGGTGGTAGTGAGCCAAAGGATAGCTACGTTAGTTTGGCTGCCGCTGCCAAAGATGGTCAGCATGGCAATGCTGTTAATATTGAGGGTAAAGCAGGGCCGCAAAAGGTCGAATTTGCCGATACCAGTTACAACGATGCAATGGCTAAACAATCAGAAA